GGTGTCATTGGAGTACAGGGTGCGACAGGGCCTGCTGGAGCAACCGCTGGCTTTTCATTTACAACAATTTCCTCTTTTAATCAATCTGTTATTGCGAATACAATTGCAGCCGCAAATGCAACAGTTAGCTATATTTCACAACTAGCTCTCCCATCAGCAACAAAAGGAAAATCAGGAACTCTGTCTGTCTTTTTTAATCTGAGCACACTCAATGGATTTTCTACTACTCAGTTTTTTGATTATGGACTGTATCTTGATGGAGTAGGTCTTGGTACAGGTGATACAACAACCTCTCGATACGTCCAGACAGTAAATAGTGGTAATGCTGTTAGTTGGGGTGGCTTTTCTCTTGGATCCAATGGAATGACATCCTTTACACCTATAACAATTCCTATAACAGTGAACGCAAACTCCTGTAATTTACAAATTGGAATCAAAAACAGTAGTGCTGCTCTAAATACAGTTGCGTCAATTGCACCAAGTGCTACGGTCAGTACTGGCTTTATACTATATGGATCAAATTCGTATACCGTTCCTACAACGGCAGGAGGCTCAAATGTAGTGGGAATCTATGCACATATGTGGGGATCTGGAGGTACAACTACAAATACAGTCAATTCAAATGGTGCAGCAGGTCCTGGTGGATACACAACAGGGTTTTATGCCTGTCCTACTGGAACAACTCTGACAGTGGTTGTTGGAACAATAGGAGCAAATTCGGCATTTAGTCCAGTACCTCTTCAATTTGGAGCAGGAGGTTATAGCTGTGGTGGTGGGTTTTCAGGGATTTTTACTAGTAATATTCTCAATGCCTCAACCGTCATTGCAGTCGCAGGAGGTGGTGGAGGAACTGGAAACGTAAGTTTTGGTGGAGGAGGTGCGGGGGGTGGATCAAACGGAGGTGTTCCTTGGTCCATAAATAGTAATTCAGCCTGGTCAGGTATAACAGCACCAGGACAAAATACGCCAGCGACAGGTATGTGTAATGCGGGTCAGTGGTATGGTCAAAATCAGACAGGGGGTCGTGGAAATGCGGGCACAGCCGGCGGCGGTGGATGGTATGGTGGTAATACAACAAGTGATACATATATATCAGGAGGCGGATCTGGATTTACAAGTAATTTCACAGCTGTTGGAGCAACATATCAAGCAAGTACACTTCGAACTAGTATTACCTACTTATCACAGAATACATCAAATCGGACTGTTTTTACAACAACTATGTCTAATTTTGGTTATTCACCGGCTACATTTGCTTATGGAGGTGTGAATAACTTATTTGGAGGTGGTCTTGTAATTATTGTTCCAGCTGTAGGAACGAATCCAGTTTATGTTGGAACACAGGCAACAATGTTTATGTAAACTAGATGAGTACACCGGGTGTTACAGGACCAGTTGGTCTTCAAGGTGTTCAAGGTAGTCAAGGAGCTACTGGAGCAACAGGTGCTACAGGGAGCGCAGGATCAATTGGCGCTACTGGTGTTGTAGGAATACTTGGAGTAACAGGGCCTACACCATCTGGAACATCACTTTCTAATATTTCAATTGCATCCTACAGTCAGGCAATCATTGCAAATGCAGTTGCCGCCTCGAATACAAGTGTAACTTACCTTTCACAGATTTCACTTGCTTCGGCTGTTAAAGGAAAAAGTGGAATTCTGAGTGTCTTTTTTAATTTGAGTACATCCACAGGATTTAATACAGGATTTGTCTTTGATTATACTGTGTACTTGGATGGTGTAAGTCTTGCAGTAGGTGATGTAGGAAGAGTTCGCTATACACATTCTGGATCTAACAGAAATGCAGTGAGTTGGGATGGCTTTTCACTTGGATCAAATGGTCTAACACCTTATACACCTCTGAATATTCCATTAGCGATTGGAGCAAATTCGTGTAATCTACAGATTGGTATTCTTAATAGCAGCTATACTTTGAATACAGTTGCATCCTTTTCACCGAGTCCTTATATTTCTACTGGTTTTACAGCGACTGGATCAAACACATATACAGTTCCAGCAACGGCAGGCGGCTTATCTGTTTCGGGTGTCTTCTGCTATATTTGGGGGTGTGGAGGTTCAACTGCAAATACAGTGAATTCATATGGTGCAGCTGGCGCAGGTGGATTTACGACAGGATATTACGCGTGTGCCCCAGGAACTGTGTTAACCGTTGTGGTAGGTGCTCTTGGAGGGGGAAATGTTATAGCTACTGGTGGAGGTGGCAATGCCTATGGAGGTGGATTCTCTGCGCTGTTTTCTACAACAACTTTGAATACAACAACAGTTATTGCAGTTGCTGGTGGTGGAGGGGGTACAGGTAATGACACTCAACTTGCTGGAGGATCTGGAGGTGGATCCAACGGAGGATTGCCTTTTAATATTTTCAGTAATGCGACATATCCTGGAATTACAGCAGCAACACAAACGGCAGGAGGTACAGGTCTATCGAATGCAGGTCAGTGGTACGGTACGGGTGGAGGACCAGCAGGTAATGCCTATACTGCAGGAGGTGGAGGATGGTTTGGAGGAACAACCACATCTAATTCAATAGTTTCAGGTGGTGGATCTGGATTTACGAGCAATTTGACTTCGGGTGGTGTCACATCGAATGCGCCTACTTTATCGACAAGTCTTGTCTATGGAACACAGCGATTTAACAATCAAGTTACGGGATCAAATATAATGTCCAATTTTGGCTATTCACCGTCGAATTATGGATGGGGTGGTGTGAATATAACATACGGATCAGGTCTTGTTATTCTTGTTCCTGCGGTCACTGCCTCACCTACATATATTGGTACACAAGTCTCATTTCTTGCGTAAGTGCTTGTTGCATTGCGTATACGCAGCCGCACTTGTTGCGTAGATACACCTCCTAACAATTTATTCGCGACAATAGTACTCTAGATGGAAATTCAGGATACAACTGCCGCTATTTACAGCGAAGCAAAATCGGAATATACCCGACAACTCGTCGGCAACTTTCAGCCTGTGCTTCTGCGATTCTTCCTAGATCGCCTAGACGAGGCACGCAAGACAAAGACAAGCAAGTCAACACTCGCCGAGTTTCAGGAATCCTTGAGCCAGATTCCCGAATGGAATCTTGACAAGGTCCAAAAGGAGACAGCTGGCTTGCTAAATTCCGTCAGTTGTGACTACATTGAGGACCTCATCACAGCGGTCTTCATTGCTCATACTAAGATTCTGTCAGCAATTCGTCTTCACGCTAAGCCCCGGCGCCGCATTCAGATCACCGTGCCCAAGCCTGATCACTTTATGCACCGTACTTTGTCTGAGTGTAGTCGCCTCCTATGGTCTAACATCTATCTGTTCAGCGAGACTGCACCTGCTCTAGAACGTCAGAAGAATATGAATGAGGTCGGCCGTTTTCTAGAAGAAGGCATCTTACAGGCTGTACGGAATCTGCTTCCGGTCAAGTCTATTCTGCGCGAAAGTCTACAAGAGGACGATGACGATGGCGTTGAGATCTCAAACACACCGATCAAAGAGGATACTAAGGATGACTTTGCTACAGGAGGAGGTCTAGATCTATCAGGCACCACTCTTGATTTATCGGGTAGCTCACTTGGGCAAGATACAGCGCATTCAGTATCTGTGCCGTTAGTCAAGATTCCTGAACTCCCCGCACCCGTTGCCACAGGACAGATTACGCAAGATATCTCTGGAGTTGTCCTACCGCCCACGAATGGCCCAATTGTTGAGAAACTCCCTGGCTTACCCTTAGCAGCGCAGGTAAATCAAACCAATCAAACATTTGTAGTTGACACTGAAAAATCTGTAGATTTCACGGGAATGGATACAGTGTTCGGTGCTGAAGGCCAGGCAGAAGTTAGACCGATGATTGAAGAAAACCAAGAAGAGGAATTTGATGTATCAGATACAGCTGAAAACCTAGATCTAAATGATTTTGAGGATCTGGACAATCCGATTGGATCTAGTACGCCGCTAGGAGCAGATGATTATGAGACTCTTTAGAGCGCGTCAAACAGTACGCTTTTTTTCTACCTCGGATGTCCAGAATGGACATGGAAATCTTCCTCTGGGCATTAGCGGGTGGAATGGTTGTTGCTGTTATTAGCGCCGCCGCAATTTATTCACAGAAGGAGGAAATGAATATGAAAAAGTTAAGTCGTGATTTTCTTATTGGTGCGGCCTTTACAGGCTTCTTCTATCCTATGATTCCCGAGACATTTCAGGAAATTCAGGGTACCGTTTCAAATGCAGCATCTGCCGTGTCTAAGGCGGCTACGTCTGCATCCTCTGCGGCCTTATCTGTAGAATCCGATGTTAAGATCGGTCCTCCTAATTTTTAAACAATATATAGAAATGCCTTCACGAGAGCGTACAATGAAGAAGCGTACAATTAAGAATCGTAAGACAAAAAAGCAGAAACGTGTACACAAGAAGCAGAGAGGTGGTGGCCCGAAGTGTCCAAATTGTGGATCTACAAACACATACTGTACTTCACGCATACAGGCAACGTATCACTGCAATGCGTGCGGTAATGAGTTTACTAATTCATACTAGACTAAATCATAACAAAAACTCAATCGGATACTTCATAATTAAATAATCGCTCCGTTTATATCCAGGTCGCTCGTGAAAATCGTATAAAAATCCAATAGTATCTTTCATCTCAATTTGTATCCAACGTCCACGCTCAGATACAAACAGAAGATTAAAAATACCCTGGTCATTTCGTGTTGTAATTGGAAAGGTATTCATTAATTCAAAAAGTCTGTCGACTGTTCCCGCTTCAATGATTTTTGTGTCAAATATCATTAAAGTTGTCTGAAAGTAATCACAGTTTAAGCGATATGTCAAGAGTAGTTTCTCGGTAACATCCGAATCAAGTGTCAATTCAAACTGGGACTCGAGTGTTTTCTCAAATTCAGGATACGAATCACTGTGAGCTAGCAGAGAATAGGAAGGTATACAGACTGCTTTCATTCTGCTCAACGGTCCCTGAACTTTCATTCCCGCATCCATATAAAATACAATATCCCATTTCTTGAACCAGATATCCATTATATAAAATTTCATAAACTGAAAGATACGATTTTTCATATAGTGTGAATGGCCGTGATAAGGCTTAGCATTCCAAAAGTTTAGAACGGCACTAAAATCTCGTTCTGGGAGAACACGAAATTCTGCTTGTAAAGACTTACACATTTTATTATTTTCAGGATTAATCATAACATCCTCTGTTGTTAGAATTACAATATCATCTTTCCATTCGCCAATAGTTCGTACCTCATAAATCGTTTGAAACGTCTTATGTAAGTAGTTATCATTTGTTACAAAAACTAAGACCCACGTCTTGTCTGTATTCATTGCTCTATACTGTAGTAACATCTCTAAGCACTGCTAGAAATTAACAAAACAAAGGATATACTTTAGTATTTGCAGGAATCTCCCCTTTGAATTCAAATACGGTAAATGGCTCCTTGTCTAGCTGCTCACGCGGTACTGCATTCTTGACCTTCTTTGCAATCACTTGATATAAGTCAAAGCCAGGATACCGTTCAGATGTATCAGTCTCCCACAAAACATTTTTACCGTCCTCATCAATAAGCCACGACCACAAGACATTAAAAAGAGGTGATACTGTCTCATTCTGTGTACGCCCGTGTTCTGTACTTAGAATAGTCCCGCCTTCCTTATCTTCTGGCACATCCTTGAAAAGTGGCTCTATAATGGAAACTGACAGGCGGCACAAGTCAAAGGAAGGATTCGGATAGACACGAGGTTCTTCAGGATTGTAGATAGGTCCGAAGTTATACTGGCCACCTGCTTCATTATTGTGGTGATAGTCGTCACTGATACAGAGTGTTTCATTATGAGTGTAAATAGCACGACCAAAATCAATGATACGAAAGAGTTTTCCGTACGTGGGTACACGCCATATACGATTATCCTTTGTCTTATAATACAAGAATTCTTCATTACAAGGTGTCCAAAGGATATTATTACTGTGTAAATCATTATGTGTCATTGACCAAATACTCTGAACTTGGCACAGAGCCGCAATGACTTGAAATAGCCACGCAATCCATTCACTTTCATTAATTGGATCCGCTGTATCCTCTGTATCAAGTAATGAATCCATTGTATTGGTATTTGTCTCTAAAAACATCAAGAGTGTGGGGAACTCTTTGAGAGCCGCAAAGAATGTAACTTCTTTATTGATGCTTTCACTATCGCTTTCATCATCATTATCGTTTTCGTTTTCGTTTTCGTTTTCACTATCATTTTTACTTTCAGTATCACTTTTGCTACTCTTGCTGCTATGCGTTGAAAGTGAAACTGATCGCAAACTACCACTCTCAGATCCAGCTCCTTGGTTTGTAGACGAAGATGGCATATCGTGTAGCTCAGTAGCAGTTTCAAGATTTACCTCAGCCCTATGACGAGGGGATTTACAATCTGAATCACAATCTGAATCAGAATCTTCAGTGGCATAGTCGGAAATATCATCCGGCGGTTCCATTAATGTATCATCGCTTGACAAGGGCACTCCGCCTTCAAATCCAACCAAACTAAAGACGCCTTGTTGCTGCCGCTTCCAGAACCAACTCTCAAACCGAATCTCAGAGAACTCCTCCGTTAGATTGTAATAGTACTGATTCGCAATTGCCAAATAGGCTCCGTAAAACAAAGAAAAATGTGGTGATAATCCTGATTCCCGAAATTTGCTTAACATATAACACGCTACGGCATCTACGTAGGCCTGATTGTGGGGATCGTGTAACTTGCTAAAGAGTTTGGCAGACTTGGGTCCAGGAGCCGGCAAAGCAGGGTGCTGGGCAACAGGATAGTGACCTTGAATCATCTGATAGGCATCAAGCAGATGAGTAATTTTACAGTACCCTGAGATATCAACTAGTTCTTTGGGCTGACTGTTAATGAAGCTCTGTATCCGTCCTGAGAAAGGTCCCGACCGCTGAGGCACGCTACCGTAAATCTCATCAAGATGCCACCGATGATCAAATCGCAAAAAGGAACTGTATTGTTTGCTGCGAGCGAAGCGAATCATACCAGGGTAGGTTGTCTGTAAAGGCTTGAAGCGAGTCTCAAGAGCAGTCCTTAGAGATGCAGGTGGCTCCTTCTCCCAGACAGTCGGATCTGGGAGAGGCATTGTCTGTAAAACCGGATAGGGAGATGACATTTACTTGAGGTCTGGATCTTCAGAAACATTTGAAACCGCACGTGAAACTGAAGTTCATTGAATTCCTTTCTCTCACTAGAAACTACAAATGGCAGCATCAGCAGCAATGAATCTTCAATTGAAAAAATTCAGTATGGTGAATACTCCTGAGGATGCCGTATGCATCTTTATTGGTCGCAGACGCACGGGAAAATCCACTCTCGTCCGGGATTTGCTTTTTCACCACAAGAATCTGCCGCTCGGAACTGTAATTAGTGGAACAGAGGAATCTAACGATTTTTACAAGAAAATGGTGCCGCCGCTCTTTATTCACGGTGCATACTCGCCTGTAATCATTCAGAATTATGTCAATCGGCAGAAGCTCATTATGTCAAAAATTATGAAGGAGCAGCAAGAAAGAGGACAATCCCGGATTGATCCAAGATCATTTTTGATTCTTGATGACTGCTTATATGACGACACGTGGATTCGTGATTTGAATATTCGCTATTTGTTCTTGAACGGTCGTTGGGTTAAGGTCTTTTTCTTGATCACGATGCAGTACCCGCTTGGAGTTCCGCCTATTTTGAGAACAAACGTAGATTATGTATTCATTCTGCGTGAGCCCTATATGAGCAATCGCCGTCGTATCTTTGAGAATTATGGATCGGCCTTTCCTTCCTTCGAGTTCTTTTGTCAGGTGATGGATCAGTGTACAACAAATTACGAGTGTCTTGTTATCAGTAACAACACACAAAGTAATAAAATAGAGGATATCATCTTTTGGTACAAGGCGGAGCTACACGGGGATTTTCGTATCGGTGCGCCTGAGTTCTGGACACACTCCGCTCAGCATTACAGAGACCAGGAAGAGTCTGAGATCAATAAGTATGATCCTGCCTCAAGTGTAAAGTTGAAGGGGCCTGCAATCAACATCATACGAAAGAACTAGATATCTGCCTTGAGTAGATACACGATGTTCAAGATACCGCTCTGGATTGCGTTTTTATTGATTGTAGGTGTGGGTGCTATTCTCCTTGGACTATCCAGTTTTGCTGCGATTGAAGGATTTATGGCAGGAGGTCCTGGTATACGCTGCGGAACTGATCTGCCCGAATGTGGAGGTGGAACTGACTGTATAAATGGATTCTGTAGAGTTAAGAATCCACCTGTCTTACCGCCAAATGAGATTCCTACATATCCTTGACCTCCATAATCAAAAAAATCAATCCTCACGGATTCACCTGGCATCTCAAATTTCTTAAATTTGAGATGCTACTGTAGTAAGAATGGCTCTTGAGTTAGGAAAAGGACTCGGTCTCTTTCTATTTGTTACAGTTCTCTGCTTTGTTGTTGTCCAGATGATGAAGCCGACAGTCTATGCGCCTCCTGCGGCAGGTGCTCGTGCCGCGGTCCTACCGTGCCAGGCGAATGGCCAGTGCCCTGTTGGTCAGCAGTGCGTAGGTGGCATCTGTGCTGAGGGGTTCACGGCTGCTGTAAATGTCGGCCAGGATATGTCATCGTGTACTGAGAAGCAGTGCCAAGGTATCAATGCTCCGTGTCCCAGGAAGGACACACCCTGTTCTGAGGGTACGTTCTGCCAGGGTGGTTCGTGTGTAAATATCGCCGCCCCGGATCAGGGCACCGCGTACAATCAAATCGGAATGTTGAATTTGAATTAGACTTTATGAAGAGAGCGTGTTAACAGGTACTGTAGGAACCTCATCAGACTTTACGGCCTCAATCGTAACAAAAGGCTTCTGCGCAGCCTCCTGCTTACGATCCATTGCTAGATCGCCCTTCGGGCCAAACATTGATCCCCAACCATCTTCTGATGACTCTCCGGATACCGGATTACCATCAGCGGACAGCACAGCCTTCTTGCTTGCACCCTTTACGGAGTCCTTACGCTGTTCAGTCACGAACTTGTCGCGCGCCTCCTCATTGTCCTTGTAGCGCTTCATCAGCTGGTTGAGCTGGTCCTCCGCGTACTCCTGATCCTGGACCTGGTGCGGCTTAGGATCCCACGGCAGCCACTTGCCAACCTCACCGAGGAAGATATTGTGAATGGCGTCAGAGCGCTGGAGCTTCTTGGCCATCGCAACAGCCTCACCGTGAGTTCCAGTGACTCCCCGGACTTTCAAGCCACGCATACTGGTGTGAAAATCATTCTTTGCAAAGAAATCCTCTTCAAGCTTGGTCTGCTGCTTGAACAAGAAGTCGTCGTAGGCCTCCTTGATCGTCGTCTTCTTGATGGCCTTGTCGTTTTCCTTTACGAAGTTGTGGTAAGTCTGGAGTACTGATGCCATATCGAGGCGACCCTTACGGCAGAGAAGCGCAGCACCACTCATATCCGGACCTACGGCCTCAAAGCGATCGGCTTCGGCGGTCAACTTATCGTTGATTCCCCGGACAACTGAAACGAGATAGGTCTCAAGGTTCCGGATCTTGTAATCAACTTCATACTGCTTGACAAACTCGCCGAAGAAGAACTGGTCCTTACTGTTAAGGACTGACTCAGGGCTCAGGAAGGAAAGCAGTACAAACTTCTGGCTACGGATTTCAGGATCCTCCTCAAGAAAATCTTCTTTGGTTTCTTTTGGTTGGCTGGGGTTTACAGACTTCTCAGAGGACATTGGGTTCTGCGTTATGAAAAGAGAAAGTCTTAAAGTATCTTAGCGCAGCATCTCAAATTTTAGAAATTTGAGATGCCAGCTGGAACCGTTCAAATTCATTTCCTTAGAAATGAATTTTTACGGTAGCGCAGGCCGGCCACATAATTTCTACCTAGAAGGTATAAGAAGATGGATTATTCCTTTGGTGATGTTTTAACCGCTGTGCTCAAGTATCTGATTGAGGGCCTCGTCGTCGCGTTCGTCGCGGTGCTCGTCCTGAACCCGAAGAAGCCCAACTTTGGTGAAATCATGACAATCGGAGTTGCCGCCTTCGCCACGTTCGCGCTCCTTGACACGTTCACCCCGTCCCTCGCGGTCACGGCTCGCCAGGGTGCTGGCTTCGGTTTGGGCGCGAACCTCGTTGGCTTCCCGCGTATGTAAGAACATCCGCTTGCAGTAAACACCGCGTATGTAAATACGCGTTCGGTAAACCCCGCGTATGTAAAGCACTTTTTAGAAAAAAGTGCACAAAAACCAAGCAACTTATATTAAAAAGTCTTAAATCAATTCATTGTTTGTCTTGAATGAAAAACAATGATTTGTTGATTAATTTATTGATTACGATTCTTACGGGTTGTCTTGCCTTTGCCGAGGTGAATCTTGCGACTGCCACCTCTTCTTTTTCTTGGTTTCGGGGGCTGTTTTTCCATTAATTTTTGTACCATTACTGAAGTACCTTCATCTTTGTCTACGATTATATTGTTATCATTACAAAGACGGTGTAATTCAAGATATGGTAATGCTAAAAAATCAGATTCTTCCATTGTATCAAAATCTATAGGTATTTCTCCATTATTATAACGATCATTTGCAATAAGCCTAGCAATAAGTACATCTTTATTTCCGCTAGTTTCTAATTTTCTTTTAGATAATTCAGTTTGTAGGACAGTTTTTGTCCATATCTTCTTATCAGAATATGTTTCTCTTATAGCTCCAGCAGCCTTAGCAGCAGCTTCAGCACCAGCAGCAGGAGCAGCAGCAGCAGAAGCAGCAGCAGCAGAAGCAGCAGCAGGAGCAGCAGCAGGAGCAGCAGCAGGAGCAGCAGCAGGAGCAGCAGCAGGAGCAGCAGTAGCTGGAGCAGCTCCAGCTGGAGCAGCACCAGCAGGAGTCACTGTAACGACCCCACCAAGATTGCGCTGCTTCAACTTCTGGTACATCCGATCAGCCATTATATACCGAAACACTCCACACGCAGGATTCAAATAGGTTGAAGCCTCGGTATTACATTGTTCTTGAACTAATCCTTCAAGAAACAATGCATAGACTTTATTATCATACCGAAGTTGCTGATCTTCAAGTAATTGATTCTCACTCTTTGTAAATTTTAACTGCTTCCAATCCTCTTTTGCATCGTCTGGTTTTCTAATTTTATACTGTTTATCACCAAGTGTGACTGTATGAAGTTTATTCTGATCTGTTGGTTCATCTACAAGACCTGTACCTCCTGAAGGCGCAGGAGCGACTACCTTCGCAGGAGTGGCAGCAGAAGCAGTAGCGACTACCTTCGCAGGAGTAGCAGCAGGAGCACCAACAGCACCAACACCAACAGCACCAGCAGCACCAGCAGTAGGGATAGGAGAAAAAGAAGCACGAGGCTTAGGGTTAGCAGGAGTATCAGGCCGACCTCCTGCTTGTAAACCACGATCACCAAAGGTAATCTGCGACACCCAGCCGGGAGGTGCGCTCCAGATATGATCTTGCTTGCCTCTGAGTGTCTGAGTTTTCATTTCCTTATCACGTGAATGAGCAGTTGAAGGCTTTCGGAAACTTACAGTCACAATATGCTCAGATTCATCAGCTCGCTTGAGGCCTGCTTTGGATGTACGAATTGTATCAATGTCAAGCGAACCAATGGCCTGCGAATGACGCTCAAACACTAGACGAGGATCTGGCAGATATCCAAACGCAATTTGTCTTTCAGAATCCGGTACGGAGTAGAAAAAGAGGCCATCCACGACCGGTAAGTTTGAGCTACTTTCCTCTTGGCGTTCTCCGACAACAATAATGTGGCCAGGATACTTGGATGCTAAGGACTCAATTCCACGATGAATCCATTCACCGTCTGCCTTGCTTCCTCCAGCAGTTAATGGCTCAGCAAAAATCACATAGGTTTCAGATTGCATTTGAATCTGTACGGCAGCCCAACCGAGAACATCTTGTGCGGCCACTTTGTCACCCCGCAAAGGTGCAACCACATATCCTTTCGTCTCGCGTTCATTCAATGAACCGATAACAAAAACGGGATCTGCTGCGGCAAAACGAGGTTGGTGCCTTGACGGCACTGACGGCCCGAGAGTACGTTTCCAGAGTGTATGAAACTTCTTAATCGTAGTCGGTGTCGAGCGAAATCCATCTGTCGACGGTGTAACGGGAATTAAAACAGGTGATGATTTCCACTGCGGCTTAGATGTCTTTCCACCACCTGTCGCAGGATCACCTAATCCACCGCCTTGTACGGCAGTGAAATGTGCTGATGGATTATCCGGAAGTAGACTGACTGAAGGATTTGACATACCCTCTCTAATCTACACTACGTAATTTTGGCGCTTAAGAAAAACCTCAATCAACTCAAGCATACGATGGAGGTCCTACAAGAACCGATCACTCTCATTCCTCAAAGCGCAATTGAGGGGACGGCGCCTGATTCGCAAACCAGAAGGCGCAAGATTCATTGCAAGCAGGAACTGATTGTAATGAGTCTTCAAGCATTTTATTCGAGTCGTAAGGATCTGAAGGAAGTGATTGAACTTCTACAGGGCACCGCCACAATCAGTCTTCGGCTGATTGATTGGTTTGTGACGAATTATGCAAAGCGTCACAACATTGGCTATGTTCTTGATGGTCAGGAATTTATGGTCTATATGAGCTACAAGAGTCAGCTCAAGGCGTACAGTAAGAAGTTGTTTGATCCTTTCTGTAGACGTGAGCGTATAATGTTCAGTCTGCCTGGGGTTGAGGCATTCGTCACAACTGTCGGTAAACTCAACTTCTTCCGATGGGCTATCGAGAAGAATATCATTGAGTATCTGAAGAAGAATCAGGAGGTTGTGGAGACAGAGATGAATGCTCATATGAAGCAGTTGAGTCGGTCGCGCTCAACGCGCACGGGCACGGATTCTTCCACATCAACAACTGGCTCAGCAATTGCCTCAACGGCAAATGGTTCTAACAGCAAGCGTGTTCGGACAACATTCCAGACTGCGCCGAATCACACTGTCTGTCACCGTGTAGTGGATATCAAGATTGAGTTTGACTAATACAGATCAAAAACTATAAAAGACAGATCGGCAAGTAGACCACCACAACAAAAGAGAAAGAGTACTTTTTCTTCAACTGTGAGTTCTTGTTTTTCTGATTTTCTGTAGAAATAGATGACTAACCAAAGGAAAAAAGGAATCGCAAAATAATCTCCAATCTGAGGAAGCTTCATTACTTTCTGACTTATCTTGATTTTTTATTTTGAAATGCCTAGTACACACCAATCGCTCTAAAAAAGACATCAGTAAGTAAAATACCACAAACAAAGAAAAAGAGTAGATTTTCTTCAGATGTCAGTTCTTGTTTCTCAGAATTTTTTTTTTACCCGTAGTCTAAGTTAGAGAGTCAAATCCTTCTCAAGAAATTTGACACCAATCGCTCTAAAAAAGACATCAGTAAGTAAAATACCACAAACAAAGAAAAAGAGTAGATTTTCTTCAGATGTCAGTTCTTGTTTCTCAGAATTATTTTTTGTACTTGAAGAAAATCTACTCTTTTTCAAGGGATTTGACATATTAAATCCTCTTCTAGTACTAAAATATAAAGCTATTGACATTAAACAATAAATTCCAGCAATTCCAATTAGAGTTAGTTTCATTCCTTTCTATTTCGTCTTGATTTTTTATTTAATCGCCGTTTGCCACCCATAGGCGCCAAACGAAATCGTTTCTTTGTTCCATTTTTATTAATAACCGCATTAAATTTTACTTTATCTTCTTGTAGCTTTGCTTTTAATGCAATATAATCATTATAATCACTGTCAATCTCATCAATTCTCCGTTGAATTTCTTCAGGTGAACCATAGACTTCAGGCTTATTTAATTCTAAATTAGGATACACTTTTGCAATATTTTTAAGAGTTGAAAGAGGATCTTCATAAAAGCTCTTCTTTAGATTCATTGTAAATAGATTTTCAAATTTTTCATCTTTTAGTGGCTTTGCGAGATTACGCTCCTTTGCGAGAACACGCTCGAGAATTTTCTTATAATTAATCAAGTGTTTTTTCAAGTCAATTAATCTCAGATGGTTATCGATATTGCTTGGAACATTAAAAGGATGTGAAGGAGGTGGACCATTTGTAATTCTGTATTTCTTTTTTAATGCTGACATTGGTTCTTCAATGCTTATAACATTTGTATTTAAAAAATACTCATTTAAATTAATTCTTCGAGCACTTTCATTTTCTTCATTAATTTCAGAAGTATTTGTAATAATTCGTACTTCAAATTGTCTTCTTCCAGAGTCACGATCATTTGGTAAAGGAATTAATATATTTTCATATAAAATACTACTAGAATAGTGCTTTCCTCTCGTAAAAATATCAGTTTTTAAATTATCAAAAAAATTAGGATCTCTTATCCGAGTAAAATCTTCTAAGAAAAACTCAGGATTTTCAATCAACTCATAATTAACTATTGGCCTTCCATTGACTATTTCTTTTTTTGCTAAAAAAAAATTAGCATTATAGACTACCGGTGCTGCCGCTACTGCCATCTACCTCTGACTTAGAATTGCTATATTGGCAATTAGAATAGCAAGAGATCCGCCAGCCGCCAGAACAGACGGTTTTTCGCCTTCAAAAAGATAACCAAAGACAAATGCCGCGACAATTCCAAAGAAACTCAGTACACTAAAGATCATTGTGGAGACATAGGGAATGGCGGCGAAACGCATTGAATATCCGATAAATCCAACAAGTGCATTAAAGAGAATCATAGGGACCCACGACTTGGTTGATAGATCAAGTTTTGGTAAACTTGTGTTAGCGTTAGCAAAAAGAGACGCAAGACCCACAACCGGCAACATCCACGCAAAGCTTCCACCGTACAATTCAAACATTCCTCTGAAGGTCGTTTCTTTATTGCCGAGAAGTCGGAAGAAGAAATAGATCATTGATTCGGTAATACCAGAGAAGACTGCCGCAAGTAGACCAAGAGGTTTCTCAGCGTTCAAAAGTGTACCGACATTAGGCTGAGCAATCATCAACATTCCCGTAAGTGCGAGAACAATCCAAGGCATCTGATACCAAGGAATACGCTCATTAAAAATGAAATATGCACCGATCAAATTCCAGATTGGATAGGCGTAAAAGATAGCCATCGCGTTGCCGGCGGGAAGATCTGAAAACGCCTTGTAACTGACACCGACGTGAAAGAGATTCAGAAGGCCGCCACCGGATGTATTCATTAGGGAAACATCTGAGAAGCCTTGTTTGCCGAAGCCGAGAATGAAAGCGGCAATGCTGGTGTAGACAAGATTTCGTACAAAAACTTGTGTCCACAGATTGGTATCAACGGACTTAATTAAGATGGGGTAGGATGCTAAGATGACCTCGCTCGCTGGAACTATAAATTCTGCTAGCCCGATCATTGGTCTTTAATAAGTGTAGTTGTTTTACATCTTCCTGATGTGAAAACCCTTTTTACATCTCCTTGATGTGAATTTGTTCGTTAGAACTAATTTACATCTCGCTCTTGCGCTTGGACGCCTCCTTCATCGCCGCGCCGAGCTTGACATTCTTGTCCTTCTTCTTCATCTCCTGGTAGATCTTCTTGACGAAGTTCGTCCACTTGGAAGCCTTACGCGTTTTCTTGCCGCCGGTTCTTTGCTTGCGAGTTGCCATTCTTATACTAGTGAACAGGAAATTAATCTAAAACAGGCTCCTAAGACAATATACCGCATAGGCTTGGCAGACAATCAGTCCTGATACAAGAAGAAGTGAATATTCAGGCTTTTTCTTGTAAAGCTGAATGAATAGATCAGGATGCTGAAACGCAATAAGAACAGGAAAGGTTGAAGCATAGGATAACATCATCCATCCAATTTTGGGTAGATGTACACCAATAAGTAGACCTCCCACAAAGATATCTAGATGATAAGTCTGAATCTGAGTCTGTGCTTCCTTTACGTATACCAGAAGTATCTTTTCAGTGTCATCAATCTGGGAGCGTAGGCCATTTACCGACTCTCTGCAACCGCAAGACCAGGTTGAATCAGTATTGCCGCAGCCTCCTAATAACCGTTGACAGACCTCTTCCTTATTCAAAACAGGGAGAGGTTCAGCTTCTGGCTCCGTTATCCGGAAGCTATTCGTCGTAAGATCAGGAAGCGTAGCACTTGGTAAAGCGTTGGTGTAATGAGTCGCCATTATACGTGTTTGACTACATCAAATGGCTTCAATTTTCACGGTACCACGCTGCCTAGTGTATTTAACTTGGTATCTTCAGCAAAACGAGCAGTATCATATCGTCCTGAAAAATTCCGTGTTAAAATTCGTTTTGATTCTGCAATACCTTTATCAGCGCGACTTTCAACGACTACGGATTTGAGTTCACGCATAGCGTTACGAGGATCAAATCGTGGAGCATACTGATCAAAATAGGAATTGCCTTCAAGCTTGGCTCCATTAGGATCAAATGGCGCGGCTGGAAGCGTTAGCGGCTGTTGTTGGCGCGAAGGTATTCCATTTTGATCATAAAAGGTATCGCCTTTACGATTAATTAAATACGCCAGTTGGGCAGACGGCCGATATAAACTCTGAAGCACCGGAGGGTCAGAATTCCACGACTCAGTGAATCGTGCGTTTACTACATCACGACTTGATGGTTCACGACGAGAACGTATGGCAAATTGAGGTAAAGGTGTAGGGTCTATTTTTCTTACCGGGATAATCACCGACATCTAAACTGGTTATACAGACTAAATGAAGATGTTTGTACTTCCGTACTGGAAGTCTGTAGATGATAACTGGATTCATATTCATCTTTTTTTGTCAGACGGTGGACGAACATTATGGCAGGTCGATGACGCTCTAAAACCGGCGCAAATCAAGGCAACACTCAAAAAGAATGATCTTTTTGCGATAGGTACTCCTGTAAAACAGAATGGTATCTATTTTGTTGAAATTGACACTGTAAAGACAAATCTTACAGAATTCTTTTCGTGGGATGAAATTGATCCAGTAAATGGATCTGAAGATTGTTGGAGGCAGTTACACGTACCGGTAGAGTTATCTACGTGTAAGGTATTCCAAGAAATCTACTGGAAGTCAACAGCCTTACCTGAAGTAGAGTCTGTACACGCTTTTTTTAGCAAGGTCTAAGGCTGTCGCACGTTAATACTATAGAAGGTATGAACCAAGATAGCAGTTCAAGAGGTAAAACTTACAGAAAGTCTCACTCAGTACTTGATGTAAGTGGTGCAGTTGCTCTTGGATTTTACGAAAAGACCTTCCAATTTCTTCACCAGGATGCGGAAAATGCTCTTCATAGACCGTGGCATAAGATTGAACGTGGTCTTCGTATTGGTCGTCTCCGTGATTTTGTTGAGCGGGAGAAGGCTAGACTTACTCTAAATGCTGATGATGAGGAATTGTTGTTTAAACTTTTAATTAAGGGTCTTGATCGTAAAATCTTGAATAGTAAGGCATCAGTAACATATGATACCGATAAGGAGCAAATTACTGAAATTAAGGGGCTCGTAGCGCACACGACAGCTACGGGAAGCACCAAGTATTCACTCATTGAAAAGAAGCCAGTTGCGACACAAAAGCGCCGACAAGTGTCAGCTGCTGCGACAACAACAGGGCCGACAGTACAAGCTCCTGCCACTCAAAGAGATGTCGCATAAGACTAGTAGAGAATGGAGCCTGCTGAAAAAGTCAAGTCCAAGGCACAAAAAATGAAAACTTATCAACCTGTACCTGATGAAGTACACTTGATGTTTGATGAGCTTTCTAGATGCCTTGAAGAGTGGGAAACTGTAATGCCAAAGCCAAGTCATACAGACTTAATTGATGAATGGAAGATGGATTTCAAACGGTACGTTCAGACAATCTATCCAGTAGATGATGCTGATACGGAGATAAGATCTGAGCTCGTCAGCGATATTAGTTCAGGTCTCGTTGAAGCCTATTCAACGTGGGCTCAACCGGCCTATACTGAGCCTGTAGATTCAGGTACGGTTCACGCTCTTCTTAGCAAACCTCAGACAGAACAGCGTACACAGAATTGGTATTCTGAATTTCTGATACGAGTAACAGCAAGTGAAATCTATAAGATCTTTGGTAGCCCACGTGAGCGTGCGACTCTAGCCTTACAGAAAGCCGGTAAGATTGAGCTTTCTTCACGTGGATCTACAAATATCTCACGCTTGGCAACAATGACACCCTTTGACTGGGGAATCTGTCTTGAGCCGGTCGTTAAACTTGTTCTTGAATCTGAGTGGGATGCACTAATTCACGAGTGTGGACGATTTGTACATCCGACAGATCCTCGTTTCGCCGCGAGCCCTGATGGCCTAATTCTGAGATCAAAGAAATTTAAGGAGAGAGGTGGTCATCTTTTAGAAATTAAGTGTCCGAAGTCACGAAAGATTGGTGTGAAGTTACCACTTGAATACTTCTATCAGATGCAACTCCAGATGGAAGTGACAGGTGTACGAGCTTGTGAATATGTTGAAATGAAGTTAGATCTTTGCTCATTACCTGACTACAAAGTATCTGAAGATACGAAGTGGAAAGGTCTAGTCGCGGTCGTCGGATGTTTCAATGAAATTCAGGAAGAATGGTTGCCTTGTAAATATGTCTATGGCCCACTCGGCGATCTGAACTGGCGCCCAGATCTCGAACTCAATCAGCAGACACTCGAGCTCAATGTCTGGACGTCACCTGACTATTTCCACACAACTATTTACAGGGATGCTGCTTGGTTTGCGTCCTTAATGCCAAAACTGGAAGAGTTCTGGCTTGATGTAGAAAGAGCGAAGCGAGGTGAGTTTGTACTACCCGAGTCAAGTCGTAAGAAGGCTGAAACAAAGTGTCTCATTGTAGATTCTGAAGCTGATGAAGTACTTGTAGTAACAAAAGCTATTCAGATAACCAAACTGGATTAATGAAAAATCAACCCACTAGGATACCGTGAAAATTCATTTCCTTAGAAATGAATTTAAGCGGTTCCACCGTCCATCTCAAATTTCTTAAATTTGAGATGCTACGGTAAGAAGGATGGCACCGGTCATCGGATTTGATTTTGATGAATGTTTAGCACAAGCGTATTCTCTTGTTCCATTTGTATTATTACTTGATAGGCTTGTACCCCGTGCTCTGAAATCACCAAGTGTATCTTCAGTCACTCGGGGTATTCTTGAAAAGTCTACAAATGCTTTTTATCTGAGACTTGCTCTAAATGAAGTGGAAACGAAAGGAACTTTTCTGAGGCCGAGTTTCCTGACACTTTTACCCAAGCTTCTCGCGCTAAGACAGCAGGGGCTCGTTGAGCATCTTTTTTTGTACAGTAATAACGGAATTGGAAATCTGCTGGAAGTTCTTGATCATATTCTTGCGTTAACGTTAATTCAAAAACCTTATAGTGTGCCGCAAGATCGTCTATTAAAAGACTCAAATGGACGGCTTCATTGCTTGTCTCCCCGGGCATCTCTAGATGATCCTTGCCGTGCAGTTGAGCCAAAAGATCCAAACGGCTTTCGTGAAAAGTCGGTATCAGGTATCTCAGCGTGCATTGGCTCGGCAGTCAACGTAGATGAACTCTATTATTTTGATGATACTCGGATGCATACAGGTCTGATGAATGCTATACAAAATCGCTATATCGTTGTAAAAAAGTACGAAATACGAATGGCAAATAAGAAACTTGCTGAAATGTTTATTGAGAGTTTTCCATCGAATGCATTCTATCCTGGATCAAAAGAGGCAAATGTACTCTTGACGCAATTGCAAATTCTTTTACCGGCATTTCAGCCAAATGGCAAAGAATCTGTAAAAACCTTGGCGGAAAAACTTGCAAAGGAACTTTCTAAGTTTTCTCCGTTAGCGGGTGGGCGTGTAGCACGGAATTGGAACGCGGCTGAGATTGCTGCCGATGAACGAGTATTAGATGTAGGCATTGGATCTGTGTTTAGTTATGGTCAAGTGACAAATAACAATGCTGCTGGATCTATTTTTAGAGCACCTATCGGTGGTAGCCGTAGCAAACAGACACGGCGTCGTAAAAGAAAGACTCGGCGTAATGAGTAGATGGTCTTCACTGAAGGAGATCGATACAAGATAGATGTAAATGGAAAAGAGTATTTTTTACATCTCAAAAAATACAATGTTTCTAAAAAAGGTTCGTTTTGGTGGGCAGAAGCTGAAGAGGGAGTCGTTATTCCAGGCTGGCCAAAGAGTGCATCTGGAAAATCAGGAAGATTTTTGGGTATGAAAGACGATGAAGTGGAGGAACAGCTAAAACAAAATGGATTGGTTTTAGTTGTTTCTGAATGGAAAGGTGGAGTTAGGAAAAGCGGCTCTAGAAAAAGGAGAACACGTCATAAAAGACACATACGTCAAACACGTAGAAAGTAAATTTAGATCTTGTAAAATGACAGCACAAGCTCACGCATCCAGGCTGATCCATTATCAGGAGTCTCGTGCTTGTAATTATTCGTAACTTGGCCGTAAGAACCAGTCTTCTCAATCAACCTCTGAGTATCAGTAATGTAAGAACATTCTGATTTGAGAGTACTGAGACGCTCAGGACCTGACTCCATATAATCGCCTAGCAGATGGTACGGTGTTCTTTGATCTGTGATTGTTGCGTCAGCTGGTCCAGAATTCATTGGCTTCGGAGTCGTCAAGGGCATCGTGCATTCCTGGCTTGTGGGGTACCCACTATTTGATAAAAAATCAGTGAAGCCGTCGTTCCTACACAATGCAGGATATGCCATATAAATTAAGGCCATAACAGCTACTCCTAAAGCAAACCAAATTATTGAATACTTATCTACCATATCAGCCATACTGATCTTCTAACGTTACCGCTCAAATTCATTTTCTTACTACACTATTTCTTCATTGCGATTGCTCAATTCAGCAGGTCCCTGTGCAAATCGCTGAGTCCAGGACCGAGCAGTCATTTCATATTCAGCACGATTACTCGTGTACTGCGTCGCGATATCAGGCATCAGCGGATCTGAAGGATTCGGATCACATAGCATTGAAAGGACTGATAGGAGAACCTTTGAAATGGTGAGGGCCGGAGACCAGTTTTGCTTGAGAATATCGAGACAAATGAATCCCTGAGAATTGATATTTGGATGATAAATCTTCGTTGTAAAGACTACACGTGGAGGACGAAACGGATAATCCGCAGGAAACTGAATCTGTACCTTGAATACTCCTCCGGCAAACGGAGAATCAGACGGACCAAAGATGATTCCTTCCCAATTAAAGATGTCTGAATCTTTGGTTGGGCCGGCTGAGCAATTTGCAGGCGGGTCGCTACGGAGATCAAGCAGTTCACGAGAAATACGTTTTGCGGCAGCCATTATGTTTATGCGTAAAAAAATACGAACCGTCTAGTTCAATTTTTACCCAAGTAGCAGTTGGAATGAATGTCTGATGTGATATATTCTAATGTAATCGGTTCATCTCAAGAGGAGCAGGTCCATTGGATGGTATTACTAATTGACGAGCTGCATATGTATAGTATCTGGACTTATATACTCGAGTACTTGGAAGATTCAACGGCATAGAACGCCCTAAAATTGACCAGGTTGCGGCCCTTTAGTCCAATACAATCTCACAATGCACCGTAGTATGCGCGTGATCAAGAGGGACGGAAAGAATGAGTCAGTATCTTTTGACAAGGTTTTGCGACGAATGCAAAAGATTGCCAAGGGTCTTGAAGTTCAGCCAGATGCCATTGCACAGAAGGTGCTCGCTCAGATCTATGATGGTGTCAAGACGAGTGAACTGGACGAGCTCGCAGCGCAGCTGGCCGCAAGTCTGTCCACCTTGCACCCGGACTACGCAATCCTTGCCTGTCGTCTGACCGTAAGCAATCACCAGAAGAACACGGATGAGAGCTTTACGAAGGTCGTCAAGGATCTTAGTCACCAGACGCTCGATCACACTGGAACTGACTTCCGGTATGTAAGTGAGGATCTGGAAGCCGTTGTTGATCTGTACGGAAAGGAAATTGAGGCACGAATTAACTATAAGCGTGATTATGACTTTGACTACTTTGGCTTCAAGACGCTCGAGCGCTCTTACTTGCTGAAGAATACAAAGGGTCAAATTCTCGAAAGGCCCCAGCATATGTGGATGCGAGTGGCTCTGGGTCTTTGGACTTCAGGTGCTACCACAACGCTGAAGGATCTGGAGCAGGCCTTTGAGACCTATGATCTGATGTCAACAAAGGTCTATACGCACGCCACACCGACACTCTTTAATGCTGGCACGCCTCGGCCTCAGCTATCCTCGTGCTTTCTGATGTCAATGACGGATGACAGCATTGCTGGAATTTACAAGAGTCTAGGTGACTGCGCAGCCATCAGTAAGTACGCAGGTGGTATTGGTCTTCACGTACATAATGTTCGTGCTCGTGGATCTGTTATTCGGGGCACGAATGGAACCAGCAATGGTCTTGTTCCGATGTTGCGAGTGTTTAATAACACTGCACGCTATGTTGACCAAGGAGGTGGTAAGCGAAATGGCTCCTTTGCGATCTATTTGGAACCTTGGCACGCGGATGTGGATGATTTCCTGAAGCTGAAGAACAACACCGGCGCGGAGGAGGAGAGGGCGCGTGATCTCTTCTATGCTCTCTGGATCCCGGATCTCTTTATGAAGCGGGTGGAGGCGGATGCTGACTGGACTCTGTTTTGTCCGAATGAGGCCCCCGGCCTTTCGGATGTTTGGGGCGATGCGTTTGAGGAATTGTATACGAAATACGAAAAGGAAGGCCGCGGCCGAAAGACGGTCAGCGCCCAGAAACTCTGGTTCAAGATTCTGGATAGCCAGATGGAAACTGGAACTCCGTATCTTCTTTATAAGGACGCGGCCAATCGGAAAAGCAACCAGCAGAATCT